CTCGTAAGAGGCCTATCCCCTGCACGGTCACTCCATCGTGTGGTCATGATCCATGTCAACGATTATGCAGATGCACTTATTATGACTAGGTTATATTAGATTGTTCCTGAAGCATACATTTTGTACGCTCGAGTACTTTATTAAATATTTCCATATCAGAAAACTCTGGTTTAAAAGCCGAGCCTGTAAGTAAAGCTGAGGAGTTCCTATACAAGTATAGGAATTCTTTAAGGACCTTGTATTTATTGAAAGCAGCCTTTAGGCCACGATCTCTAAACATGTAGTCCCTAACGTCCGGCAATTTTGCCAGATGTATCAGTTTACCCTGCATCCAACTATCAAAAAGTATGTGTGTTGGTCGACAACCTTCCTCCGGCATTAATGCCATCGGAAAATAGTCCATTGAGGACTGAGCTAAGCTCTGTTCTAACCTCGTCACTGCTTCTCGATAATAATTAAGGAGAAAAGGATTATTGCTCAATTTCTTGAGCGAGGCAGTCTTTCTGCTGTTGGTATCCATTAAGGAGAGATCCGGAATAACATTCTTTAAAAAGACGTTACGACGGGCTTCCCTAAGGATAGCCATTACTTTGTCACAACCAAACTCATCCATTGCTAAATCGGTTTTAATCGAGTTAACAAGGTCATCCGTTTCTAACCCAGCAAAGCTGGGCAGACCGGTGATTTGAGTTGGAAGAGATAAAGAGAGACTGAGAGTTCTCGGAGCTTTAAGCTCCTTGAGTACAGAATCCACAGCAGAGAAATCCAAATCGATACCGCGCTGAGATGAAATCCTGATTACCTCTAAGAGGTATTCTGGACGTTCTCTACAGCGCTGCATCAAAGGTGTGGGTAGGCCCGTGATTTCTCCATCCGGAGTAAATAACCTTTTGGCAAATTCGGCATAGCCGTTTTCGCTTTTAGTACATTTACCTCTAGATATTGAAACACCAAGACTTTCGATAACTTGTAAATACTTTGTATAAACTTGTTTCGATGTGTCTAGTGTATCATCTCCTAAGATTAGGTATTTATACCTTTTCTTACCTAGCTTGTACGCACAATAGTGCTTAACAAGATGATGGGTTAGAGTTGATACTGGCCATGAGGATAAAATCCCCATTGGGTTACCCGTAGAATATCGAGCGTTACCATATTGGTGACGAAAATCTCGATCTACCATAACCTGTTCCCATGATTGCGCCACTTCTGGGCCAACAAGATATTCAAGAAGTTTTACTTCAAGAATCCTTGGAAACCTGTCAGTGAACGCAGTCATATCTGAACTATACAGTTCGCTTCCTAGACCCTTGACAAGGTCAGGGAGTTGGTCCTGACGAAAGGTCACATCTGTCTTTATGCTTCTAAGCAATTCCATAATGGAATCGTGAAGAGCAATAAGAGCTTGATTTGACCAATAGTCAGCAATTGCAACAACTCTTGTCTTCATAGCGATATCGCTAAGAAAACAAAGTTTAGAGTGTTTCCAGTTAATCTTTCTACCTTCCGGTAGTTGGGGATTAAAAGCAATATGAGGGCAAAATAGCCCAAGTAGAGTTTTAATCGACCGTAAAAGATCTGGTTGACCAGCAATTGCTTCGAGGTCAAGCATCATTGATAGAGAACATGGTCCATTTGGGCCGGCTCTGTTCGAAAGAACAGGACGTCCTAATTGGATTTTGAACCTTTTCTTTAATGCTTTTCCTAAGTACCATCTAGGGATATAGTCGATAATATCATTAACCAGATCTTCTTCATAATGAGGTTGATCAGTTATAGTATTTATCTTTATCTCTGGAGCTCCGGTGAACGTGTCAATTATCCGTAATACGGATAAAATGTAACGTTTGTCATTAAGTGGAAGATCTGAAAGATTTGAAACCTTAAAGATCTTCTTCAGGATACGTGGTTGTCCTATACTGTCTGCTTTGCAGTACGGTATTGGAGTAACTTGTTGCCTTAAGAAATGTTGTTGGATGTTAAGCCGAAAGGCCTTCCATCTTTCAATAGTCCACTTATGACCCTTGTTAGCAATATTGCTTTCAAGTTCCCGAGCTATTTCAGCTCTAGTATAGTTCGAACTTTTGTTGAACATTAGATCCACGAGAGGGAGCGTCTTCAAAACTGAAGATACCCATGCGGGATGAAAAGAACGATGATTGTTGTCTTGAATTTTATTCTTGATTACTTTCATTTAGTATTTTTGTTTTACATGGCACTATTTAATAGTTTGCTCTCGCTAGCCCGAAGGCTAGGTGCTTTTCCATGGGAGTGGTCCAACCACCCCATCAGTACAAGACTAATGGTCGGTTTGGCGTGGGCCTCGTAAGAGG